TCCCATGATGGCTGCATTTGCTAATGCAAACCTACAAAAAGCACAGCAAAGCCAACAACCAGGAATGACTGGCTCTCAACCCCAGCAGATGATGCCTCAGCAAATTAATCCTGTGCAACAACCAATGCCTCAAGGTAGAGCGTCTATGGCTCCAATGGGACAAGTTCCAACGCAACAGAATGCACAGATGATTAATCCTAATACACCTCAAGGACAACAAGCATTTCAACAAATGAATCAACCACAACAACAACAAGCACAAAGACCTATGGGACAACAAATCCCACCAGGCATGGAAAATCAAGCAGCTTTTGCATCTATGGGTCAAAAACCTATTACTCAGGCAGAGAAGATAAAGATAGGACAAAATGAACGGGCGTTAGAACTTAAGAAGCAGACGCATGATGAAAAAATGGAACTAGAAAGAACTAAGCTTTCTTCTAAATATACAGATAAATTATTAGATACAGCAGAAGCCAATCAGCAGAATATTGATAGTCTTGATGAATTAGAACGATTAGATAATGAAGGGAAACTTATATCTTCTGATGTTGCTACTGTCTTATCACATTATGGTCTTGATATACCAATTTTAATGAATCCAGAGTCAGAAGAATATAAAGAATTAACAACTAACTTTCTGCGTAATGCAAGATCTATGTTTGGAGCAAGAATTACAGATAATGAATTGAAAATGTTTATGCATACGCTCCCAACACTTATGAATACTCCAGAAGGTAGAAGGAGGATAGTTAGGAATCTTAAACTTTACAATCAACCAGCAATTATAAGAAAACAAACAATGATGGATATTATTGATGAATATGGCACTACTCCAACGAACCTTAGATTAAAGATAGAAAAACGCGCTAGGCCACAACTTGATGAAGTATCAAGAAAACTTAAGATGGGTATAAACAATGACCCTGAGTATCAAAAGAAATACGTAGACCAACAAATGGCTAAAGGAGTTAATCCAGAATCTCTCATAGATATATCTAAGATACAACCAGGGTCAGAAATGAAACTCGGTGGTAAATGGTGGAGAAAAGAAGGTAGTCGTCTTATACCTTTGAAGGAATAATATGATTGAATTTAGAAAAGGTGGATACACGCAAGGCACTAATCCATCAGAAATACCATTCTCAACATCTTTAAACGATGATTCTTATCTTAATAAAGCATCTAAGGCTGCTCAATGGGTTGGAGAGACTGCTTATGGTGGTATAAAAAAAGCTGTTAAATCAGCTGGTGTACCAGGACAACTTTTAGAAACAGCAGGAGAATCGATATCTAAAAGAATCCCTGAGCCAGTAAAAAATGTACTGAGTAAACCATCAGAATTCATGGAAGAGTATTTTCCTTTGTTTAAAGGAGAAGATAACGAGAAAGCATATCCAACTCCTGAAGGCATAGAGAATAAGATTATAAAACCTATAGAACAATTTGCAGGCATACCAGAAGGATATGGTGAAAATCAAAACAATAAAGTACAAAACTTTATTACTGATGTTGCAGGAGCTTTACCATTAACTATTTTAGGTGTTTCAACATTACCCAAGGCAATAGCATCAGCAATTGGCAGTGAAGTAGGTTCAAGAACAGGTGGCTTTGCTGGTAAAGTAGCTGGGTCTGTAGCAGGGCATCCAGAAGCAGGAGAAGCTATTGGGTCTATAGCTGGCTCTATAGCAGGAGGCGGACTTGGTGTTGGTACTCTTAAAAAGGGACAAAATATTGGCAAAGCCATGTCAAGACAAGAAGGTCTCATAAATAAAGCTAAAGCTATACCCGGTGGATGGAAATATAATTCTTTGCGGAACAAGATAACTCAGAACATAGAAGAAGGTTTTGGTAAAGCTAATTCTGAGTATAAGATTGCTCCTGAAGAATGGAAAAAAAGAGACGCTACTAATGTATGGGATGCTATTAAAGAAGTAGATAAAGATGTATCTAAAAACACTATGCTTAGAGAAAAAATTGGAAAGACTCTATCAGACGTTAAGGATAAATTCCTTCCAAGTAAGGAAAGTGTTGAGAAACAAGCAGCAGAAGAATCAAAAGCATATAAATTAGAATCATCTTCACGAGAAAAAGAACTTATAAATGCTCAAAGAGATTTGGTATCAGCACAAAGAGAATCAAAAAAAGCTAGTGCTACAACAGCAAGAACAATAGCTCCTGCTAATCAAAAAGAAGTTACCAAAGAACGTGTTCAGTCACTAAAAACGCTTGGCAGTGAAAAATCTAAAACTGATCAAGAATTTAGAAAATTAAGAACACAATACACTAAAGCAAAAAAACAAGAAGAATTAATGATGCAGAAAGGCCGTGTTGGTATAGCAGCCCAGAAAAGATCAGAATATAAAAAAGCAAAAACAAGAGCAGATGAATTAGAGAAAAAATCTTTATCGCAACAAGAGAAAATAACAAAGATTAAAGAAGACATAAAACAAGAAAATATATCTCGAGAAGAAGAAATAAAAAAGATAAAATCTAAAGCTCGAGAAAATCTTGAAAAGTCCCAAGATACATTATTTAATCTTAAAAAAACATATAAGAAAATTCCAAAGATAGAACGACAACCAACAAGTGAAGACATTAGGTTCGGGAAAAAAGAAGTAAATCTTGATGAACTTATAGATGCCCGTAGAACAGTTGGCCATAACATGAAACAAACATACGGAGATGTCGAAGCACATGGAAAACTTAAATTTCTTTATAAAAAAATATCTGAAGAGATAGAGAAAGCAGCGAAGGAAAACCCTAATTGGGGTGAACCTTTTATGGATTCAACAGCTGCATATGATACCATCAATAAAAAGCATGCTATAGATTATCTTTTACATCCAGAAGGTAAATACACTAAGCCTGGTATAGCTGCAGCCACATTGGCATTTCAGGGTTTACCAGCACTAGGAAAACTTATACTTGGATATGGAGTAGGACATCTTGTTGCCGAGCCAATTAGATATACAACATGGGCACTTAATAATCCAACCATAAGAAAAGAAGTGGATAAGTTAGCATCTGCAGCTATGGCAATACAGCTTAATCCTAAGCATATGAATAAAGAACATATAGCAACAGCTGTAAGAGCCCTTAAAATAATAGGGCATGAAACAAAGAACATAGAAAAGACTGTTAATTATAATCCAGAGTTTAGAAAAGGTGGATTTATACAATCTCAAACTTGATATTGTTTGTCTTTTTTAATCTTTTCAAGGACAGCTCTGAGAATATATTTACGCATAGTAATACACTGAAAAGCCGCCTGATATTTTATTTCACGATGAATATCAGGCGGTATATCTATCGAAAGACGTTTGTTACTTGGTATCCGTCTTGATTGATTCATTTTTTTCCTGAGACTTCAAAATGTTTGTCTTGATGACTCTAAACGTCGTTGCATCTTTTTCATTTTTCAGTTCTTCGAATGTAGCGATAATAAAGTCTACGTCTACATAAGGACGATCATCAAGGACTGCTAATGCAGTGCCTTTTTTGAAAGCTTCTCCAGATACAAGCCTGTTGTTTGGGTCTGTATTGTAAGGAATTAATATTCTTGGTTCTTTTGTGCCCTCGTACAATATAACAGCTGAACGCTTCCATTCTGTTTCTTTTGGGCCTTCTTGATCTGACATAACGATATTAAACGTTACCTTTTCTGTCTTTTTTTTTGCCATTTTCTCTCTTTCACTTTATTGCGACCAGGAGGGTATAGACTCCTGGTCGCGTAACCACCTGTGTGTTAGTGGTGCGAATAGTCTTTTATTTAATTTTAACACATCTACACAAATGTACATCTATTTTATCTGACTGATTGCTTTTGGAGATGTATAAGTAGGAAACTTGAACTAGTAAAAAATAACCCTCTGTCACGCCACCGCACGGTACCGTGACAGTTATTTATAACTAGGAGAATAAAATGGCTAGAAAAGCTCAGGTATTTTCTAATGCGTATGGCGTAGGACAAGGTTTAGTAGGGATATTCCCAGACCCAATAAAGTCACAACGTGCTCCAACAGTTCTTGATAGAGGTGAGCCAGGACAACACTGGATAGACATGGTCGCTGGAACTGCTTATATTGCCACAGGGACATCTGCTGGCTCAACAACCTGGTCTGTAACAGCAGCTACTGACCCAGGAGCTGTTAACATTGGTGGACTTCTTACAGCAGCTATTGGTTTTGTGGTAACCGCTGGTGGTATTACCTCTGGTGGTAACGTTGCTGTTACCGGTTCTGTTCTTGCAACAACTTCTGTTGGTGCTGGAACTTCTCTTGCTGCTGTAACAACAGTTACTGCTGGTACCAGTATTACCGCAACGCTTGGCAACATAACCGCAACAAATGGTAACGTTGTTATGTCTACTGCTACCAATCATATCGTTCTTCCTGGACCCGTTAAAATTATGTCTGGTGCTGGTGCTCCTGCTAATGGACTTGCTGCCGCAGCTGGTGATATGTATATCAATACGACTGGAGCAACTGCTGCTACTCGTCTTTATATTGCAACAGGCGCTGGTGCGTGGACGAATGTAACCTGTGCTGCGTAAAAAATAACTCTCTCTTTTCTTCATGGTCTTTACGAGACTAAAAAACTTTTAAAGACCATGTATACTAAGAGCAGCTTTCCCCGTAAAAGATTGGAGAATCTATGGAACAATTAGCAAATATCATATTGACGCATAAAAAAGAAGATCGTACCTATCAATTTATTATGCCAGTAGGGGCTCCTTTTGGAGAAGCCTATGATGCTGCATTCGCATCTCTTAATGCTATTACCGCTATGGCAAAAGAAGCAGTAGATAAGCAAAAAAGAGAAGAAGAGAAAGAAGAAATGGTAAAACCAGAACTGGTTCAATAAAACTACTTAATTAATAAATAAATATTTCGTCACGGGGAAAGCTATTTCCGTGACTATAAGGGAGAAATTATGGCTGTAGGCTCACAACTAAGAATTGAGGCTTTACGTACACTCGCCTTTGGTTCTGTTGCAGCTGGGTATACGAGCGTTGGGACACCGCTTGTTAATCCTGCGCAAATATTAATCTTACAAAATAGTACAGACGTTGAAGTTATGTTTTCATTTGATGGAGGAATAGTAGACCATATACCATTACAAGCATATGGTTCAATTATTCTAGATGTTACAAGTGATCTTGCCACCGTCGCAGGAGCATTGTACATATCAGTAGGAACACAAATCGCAGTTAAAAGACGCTCTGGCGCACCATCTTTAGGCAATGTCGACATAACAGCAATTTATAGCCGTTAGGGGGAGATATGTCACAGATATTTATAAAGGGCGCTGGTGGAGCGGGAACGTTATCCACGCTTACGGGAGACGCTGGTGGTGCGATATCTCCGGTACTTGGCGATATTATACTTGCTGGTGGAATAGGGATATCAACATCTGGTGCTGGCAATACCATAACTATTACAGCAACCGGAGGTGTTGCCTGGACTGAAGTTACGGCTGCTACGGTTACCCTTGCTGGTAATACAAACTATCGCATGAACAGAGCGACCGCTATCACCGCTACTTTACCGGTGCTTGCCGCTGTTGACACAGTCATTGAGATTGTTGGTCACGGGGCAGGCCTTACGATTATTGCTCAAAACGCAGGACAATCAATACATGTCGATGAGAATACAACAACACCTGGTGCTGGGGGAACTCTCACGGCTACACATAGATATAATTGTATAAAAATTCATTGTGTCGTTGCTAATACAGAATGGGTTGTTTCCAGTTCTGTTGGTAATTGGACTATAGTTTAATTATTTAGCCTATTGGAGAAAGATATGGCAACAATAAATAGTATATCTAATAAAATAACAAACAATTCGTTTACGATTGGTAACAAAGATGCTAGTGCCGCAGCTAGTAACTTATATGTCCAAAAAGATAGGTCTGGTGGTGTTATCACTGCTAATGATGCTCTTGGTCAAATTAAGTTTACTGGTCATGATGGTACAGCCTTTATAACCGCATCACAGATTACCTCAACAAACTCAGGTACGGTTGCTACAGATCGTATCGCTTCAGATCTTAAGTTTTATACCCACCCAGACACAGCTACAGGATCAGCAGGTTCTACGTTACGTATGACCATCGCCCCTGCAGGTAACATAACCATAGCGGCTCCAGATGCTGGTACAGCTTTGACTATTACCAATGGTGGTCTAACCGTAACGGCTGGGAACACAACATTGACCCCTCTTAATGCTGCTGGACATGTTATTAATAACGCTTCTGGTGTTCTTTCAACCGCTGCAACCACACAATATGCATTACAACTTGGTAGTGCAACAGGTGCATTTGCATCACTTGCTTTAGGAACTGCTGGACAAATACTTACATCAGCTGGTGCTGGTGCAGATTGCGCATGGACAACAGCTACCTATCCAGCAACAGTTGCAACTGGTGATATCATTTCCGCTACTAACACGAACGTTGTTGGTGTTATTGCTGGAACTGGTGCTACTGCTGGATACGTCCTTACGGGAAATGGTTCAGGCGTTGCTCCAACATGGCAAGCTAATGCAAGTGCTCTTACATGGTCTGAAGAAACCGGTGCTACTGTAGCTCTTGCTGCTGACCATGCATATATTATGAATCGTGGAACAGCTATAACCGCTACTCTTCCTGGAACATGCGCTATCTATAAAACAATAAAGATATTGGGAAAAGGTGCTGGGCTTACGATCATCGCTCAAAATGCTAACCAAATGATCCATTATGATACAGTTACAACGACAACAGGAGTAGGCGGATCACTTACTGCTACAAGTTCAAAAGGCGTTATCGAACTGGTATGTACCGTTGCTGATTTGGAATTCACCGTTGTTAGTTCAACCAGCAATTGGGATTATGTCTAGGTCTTATCGTCAGAATAATTAAACTATTATAGTTACGAGCTCGTTTTCTCCTCGTTAACGGGCTCGTATAATGAGGAGAAAACATGGCTTCAATGAATGCGATAGGAAATAAAGTCACCAGCGGTAATTTTACAGTTACCGCTGGTAATATATTATTACCAACGACATCTGCTACAGTTGGACAGATTACGCTTAATAGTTATAGGTTTTTACATTGTTATAATTCAGATACTAATACTTTTTTGGGAAGAGAATCAGGAGTTATTTCTGGTTCTGGAGGTACCTATAACGTCGGCATTGGTATGAATACCTTAAATAGCATAAACAATGGAGGAACTGCGACTCATAACATTGCTGTCGGATACAATGCTGGATGGGGTGTTGCAAAAAATGGATCTAGCGGTTGTAACTATAATACAATAGTTGGTGATAATGCAGGATCTAGCCAATATTTTGATGGTGCTTATAATGTAATACTTGGAGCTTCTGCTCTTAGCTCAGCAGGAGCTACTGCATATAATGTTTCAATAGGATATAATTCTGGATCGAATTTACTTAATGCGCATGATAATATTTTTATTTCAAATGCAGGTGCAAATGCAAATAATAGAATATATATAGGCACAGAAGGATCTGGTAATGGTCAACAAAATATAACATATATAGCTGGTATATATGGTTACGCAGGAACTATAGGAACAACCGGCACCGCTGCAGTCATCATAGACTCAGCTGGTCAATTACAATCAGCACACGCTTATTCAGCAGACGCAAACTGTAAAACAGTAAGTCTTATAAAAAGCCGTGGAACATCTGCTAGCCCAACGGTTATAACAGCAAACGATGCTCTTGGTATCATAGATTTCCGTGGCCACGACGGTACCGGATACATAGTTGGCTCACAAATTACCTCAACAAACTCAGGCACAGTCGCTACAAACCGTGTTGCATCAGATCTTAAGTTTTATACACATCCAGATAGCACAACAGCTTCTACGCTACGCCTTACAATAGACTCAATAGGTCAACACACAATAGCAGCCCCAGATTCTGGCACAGCACTTACCATAACAAATGGTGGTCTTACAATAACGGCTGGTACAATAACCTTTACGCCTATGAATGCTGCTGGTGTTGTTGTTAACGATGCTTCTGGTGTTATTACAACCATTGCAAAACTTCCTCCATCAAAAGGTGGTAATTTACCTGTAACAGAAAATACAGCATCAAATACTGTTGCCATGGTTGCAGACAACGCTTACATCGCAACATCAACAGATGGTGCAACCCTTGTTGTATACACATTACCATCAACAGCGGCAGTTGGAACACTCATGGAAGTTACTGGTAAGAGTACTGCTTACTGGGAAATAGACCAGAATGCCTCACAAACCATTCATATGGGCACGACATCTACAACAACTGGAGTCACTGGAAAAGTAACAACGGCTCATCAATGGGCAAGTGTAACATTACGGTGCATAACGGCTAATACTGACTGGGTAATAATATCTAATACTGGCACTGTAACCTTGGCATAACTTTAAAGGAGATCTAATGTCCTTTGATACACAAGGAAATTTATCATATATGGGAGTGGTACCAGCCACTCCACCTCAAATGGAGACGCATACTAGAGACCCGTTACCTCAAGACTTTACGTATCCGGTAGGAACATTCTGGCTGGTAAAAGGCACCGTTGATTTATGGTTTCTGGTAAGTACGAGTTTAAATAATATCCCCATTCTTGGTGACAGAGCATGGTGGGTAAAGATGGGTACGGGAGTATCTTCAACTCAATATGTAACAAACTCTGGTGTTGCTGTTCCGTTACTTAACACCCTTAAAGTTTATGGTGGGAGCAATATAACTACTAATGCCATCATAGGACCACCAAATACAATCACTATAGATCTTAATACAAACGTTGTTATTGATGGATCATTAAAGCTTAATTCTTTCAACCAAGGCGTTATGCAGGTAGATGCTTTGGGGTTTGCTTATACAGATAATGGAACTGATGGACAAATTCTTATTGCTGGTGCAGCTGGTACAAATCCTATATGGGCCAATATTATTCCAGGAACTCCAAATGTTACCATTGGAAATGCACCGAATTCTATAACTATATCAGTTGCTGGTGGTGGAGGCGGAGGATTTAATGGTCTTGTTGCTGATGATACCAATACTGCAGCGCCTGATGGGAGTGATTTAATTTATCTAACAGGAGACGGAGTATTAACACAAACTACAGCTGCTGTTGCAAATACTTTGGCTGTTACTGTTGTTCCTGGCCTTGATGCACAAGTTATAGGTGGAATTACCGGTAGCCCATCTGTTTGGAAAACGATTCGTTCACCTTTAGGTTCAATATCAGTAAATTCAACAGCTACAGAAATACAACTAGAATCCGTAGGATCAGGAGCTGTTGGTATACTGACAGGTGATGCTGGACCTGGGGCTACTCCTGATATGGCAACTGCTATAAAAATAACAGGTGCTGGTGGAATGTTAACGACAGATGCAGGGACAACAGGCGCTCACGAGGTTTATATAGATATCGTTGACCCAAATGTTGATGGACAGCTTATCATTTCTAGCGCATCAGGAATGCCTATATGGTCAAATTTAGTAGCAGGAGCCAATGTTACCATTCTCCCAGGACCAAACACTATAACTATATCTGCAACAGGCGGTGGAGGATCTGGAGGAGCAAGTACATTCCCAACAAATTCTGGAGTAGCAAATTCTACTGTTGGTAATACTTTATACGTATATGGCGGCACAAATACCCACTCTCTTGCGCAAACGACACTAAATCCATTGGATACCGTTGTAGTAGATCTTAACCAAGTTATTTACTGGCCTAATACAAACGCTGGAGCATCAACGGGTGTTATATTCCTTGGTGGGAACAGATATTTGCATAATTATGGGACGAACAATACGTGGTATGGATCAAATGCCGGAAATATGGCATTGAGCGGTGCGAATAACGTTGGTATTGGAACAAACGCTTTGACCAATGTTACAACTGGCCACAGCAATTGTATTTGTGGAAATAACGCTGGTGATTCAATTACTACTGGTAGTGATTGCACTGCGTTTGGAGATGGGGCTCTTGCTTCAAATACTACAGGAAGTTATCAAACTGCAGTAGGATGGAATGCTTGTGCTAATAGTACTGTTGGAGGAAATACTGCCGTTGGAGCAGAAGCTCTTCGATATGGTTCATTAGGTGGAAACGTCGCCGTAGGATATCAAGCAGGACGAACTGCAGCCGTTGGGCAAAACAACACGATTTTAGGTGGATATTGCGGAGCAAAATTGGATGGTGGTTCGAATAATTTATTTGCAGGTTATAATGTTCGATCATCTGGAGGGCTAGCCCCCCTTCAATCATATTGTACTATGCTTGGATATAATGCTGAAGGTACAGGTAATAGCTGTATAGCCATTGGTGGAACAACTGCTGCTCGAGCCAATTCAATACAAATAGGAACTCAGGGGTCAGGGAATGGGCAACAAAATACTGCTTATATGGCAGGTATTTATGGTGTAGCAGTTGGCGCGACAAACGCACCTGTTTATATAGATAGCACAGGAAAATTAGGAACTGGAGCTGCAACATACCAACCAGCTTTTCTGGCAGTTCAAACAGGCTCTGTCGGTAACGTAACTGGCGATGACACAGTGTATTGGCTTGGTACGTTAGCAGTTTTAAACGACACTCCAACAACAGGATATGATTTAGGTAATAACTTTTATCAAGGAAGTGGAGCAGGAGCACCATGTGTATTCACATCACCATTTAAAGGGTTGTATTACTTACAGATTACAACATTGATTTCAGGTATTTATACCTCTGCACCGCCACCTCCACCTCCAGTAGGATCTACAACGCCGTTAACCATAACGACATATAACGCTAGTGGTACATTGTACAGAGAATATAACTTGTGGAGACCTGTGATAACATACCAAGGAACTGGTTTTCCAGCTACAAGCACGCAGAGTATTACGTACAACATTATATGCTTTATGGATGTTAACTATACCGCTAAGTTTTCAGTTTCATTATATTACCAAGATGGAACGAAAACATTAGGAGTAGCAGGCGGAGCAGCTGGACAAATAAACACGTACGTTTGTGGAAATATTATATCGACAATAACATAAGATAAACTCTCCCCCCCCACGTTTAACAAGAGGGGGGAGTATAACGATCACAACCGATGTGATCTTCATAAAGGAATTATGAGGGAATCTTTTTTGTTATTATATAAAATAACAAGCCTTGTTACAACTTCTTGATCTTTAGGCTCATTATTAAAAGAACTTTCAAAGAGAGAGCCCAATTTTTGCCAATCAGGACACTTTGGATCTTTGGATGTCTGAACATACCACTCAACGTTATTGTCGTCTCTCATGACCTTACAAATGGCGTTATACTGTGCTTCTTCAAACTTTGATGGAGCGGCATATCTCATTTCCATAGATCTTCCCTTTAAGTGCTTGTCCGCCGGAGCCTGTTCTTTCGTCTAGAACTTTGGCGCAGGAGGATTACCAGTCGACAAACTTTGTGATCTCCCGTAAGTATCGTACATGAAATGACCCAGTAGGTCCATTACGTTGTTTGCTTATAATGATCTCAGCCTGATCTGGATGCTCTGTGTCTGGATTATAGATCACATCTCTATAGATGAAGAATACCACATCTGCGTCTTGTTCTATAGCCCCTGAGTCTCTTAGATCTGACAACATAGGTCTTCGATCAGCTCTGTTTTCTACCCCACGTGATAGCTGAGATAATACCAGTATAGGAATATCAAGTTCTCTTGCTAAGCTTTTAAGGGATCTAGAGATGTACGATATCTCATGGTTCTTGTTATCAAATCTCCCCTCAGCGGTTATAAGCTGGAGGTAATCGATTATGATGAGATCTATTCCCTCTTTAATTTTAAGTTTTCTTGATATAGAGCGTATTGAGTTCATGGTGATAGACGAAGAGTCTTCGATAAATACATTAACTTCGTACAATGAAGCAGCAGCTTGCATAAAAGGTATAGTTTCATGGGGATTCAAGAAGCATCTGTTTATATTTTGGCTATTGATACCAGAAAATGATGATAACATACGTAAAGTAAGCTCTTCACTCGACATTTCTATGGAAAAGAATCCCACTTTTTTGTTATTAAGCGCTGCATTTGATGCGATGTTCAATGAGAGCGCTGTTTTACCCATTGAAGGTCTTGCAGCAAGAACGATTAAGTTTCCTTTTTTAAGACCTGCAGTTCGGCTGTCAAATCCCTCAAACCCTGTAGCCACCCCAACCACTCCGGATTCATCTTCATTGGATCGAAGGGACTCTAGGACCTTATTTATCAATGTTCCTATTTTGACATATCCCTTACTGATCTGTCGCTGAGAAAGATCTAGAAGTCTTTGCTGAGTGGTATCAAGAAGTTCTTTAAAACTTTCATCAGACTTTCTACCTTCGGTGAACGCGCTTGATGTTATTATCAAAAACTCTCGTATCATGTACTTGCTAATGACGATATCAGCATATTGCACGATCATGCCAGAAGGAGGCATATCTTCTTGGATCTCCAATATGTACGATAAACCACCAACGTCATTAAGAAGATTCTTGTTGTTAAGATGCTCACGCAACATGATGGTATCTATCTGAAGTTTCTTGTTAGACAGATCTAACATGGCTTGATAGATAATTTGATGGCTCTTATTAAAGAAGTGATCTGGCTTTAACTTTTCATCTACCTGAAGGAGATTGTTATCGTCCAACATGATAGAAGACAGTATAGCCTTTTCAGCTTCAAGATTAGAAGCGACCATATCTTTGAAAATTGATACCTGATTCACTTTACACCCTTTAATTATATGGCGTATATCATCACGCTCGTATAATATACGCCATATTAATTCACTTCTTTCTACACCGAAAGAAAGACATTAATCTATATTATCTAGCGCTCATCCTGAGGAGGCTCGCAGAGCAGTCTCGAAGGACACCGAAAGAAAGACATTAATCTATATCTTTACCAAGAGCTTGTTGTGCCTTGATCTCTCTAACGACTGAATCAAACTTAGAAGCGAACATACAGTCAAACTTACCATCTCTGGAATAACACTCTTTAAGGAGCTTAGCCTTTAACTTTGGATACCCCAAAAGACCTTGCTCTAAACTAGCTGCCTTTGCTGGTGTTATACGCTCTACATTGCTGTAGTCCTTCTTTGCTTCTGGTTTATAGTTAGGTGCTTTGTAGTCTTTGTTATCTGGGTCTTTATCTTTATCAGATACGATACCCAATAAGCTTTGTATGGAGTATCTCTTTGAGTACGTTAGCTGGCTACCATATTCTTGATCAAGAGACTTACCATGGAGTTCAGTATTTTTAAGTAAAAACGACTTTGAAACCATTGGGTGTCTTGTCTCAACAGATTGCCCAGTATCTACATGTGTTATATACGTAACCAGTAAAGTAACATCATCGTTTAGATATTGCTCTTGATGGCTTACAAGTAGATTGTTAGCAAATAACGGATCAAAAATTGCATCCATAACGGCATCAAGAGATGAATAGCTATGTCGTTGACCGTTACTGTCTGCTTTTAAGGTGATTGCTTTACGAGCTTTTAAAATAGCTTGCAATAATGGTATTTTATCTTTATTTTCCATTCTTATCTTTTCAGTTAATTACCACCAGAGTCTAGAAGGTTTTTTTTCTTCTTTTTTAACTTCAGGTTTCTCTTCAGCCTTTGGTTCTACTACAACGGGCTTCTCTTCCAGTTTGCTATTGTCTATAACAACGATGGGTTTAATTTCACCAGTTGAAGGTATATCCTTAAAGGCCACTGCTACTTCTTTGGTGGTTTCCATAAATGTTTTCTCATCGATTACATAGTCTAGCTGAGTATACTGATCTGGATAGAGTTTATTTAACTGATCGAATAATTTTACCATCTTGGGATACATACCACGTACGGTAGCCTCAGCAGGTCTAACAGTATGAAATAGTTCAGACATGATGATGTGGTGGCACTTAATTTCGTCTACGTTGCCTTTTTTAAGTGATAGTTCTTTAGCTGCATTACCTTCTTTGATAAATTCAGCCATGACGGTATTTACCTTACTCTCGAGTGTCTTTGATAAATCGCCAATAGACATCTCTTGAACACGTTTTTCCACGATGTTGTTTACAATGGGGCCTAAGATATATTCTTTACAGCTTGCCCAAAATGCGTTCATGTCTGGGATTGATAGTACGACTTGTTGAGGTTGTGGAGCTGGTGGTGTTACTGGCTTGTCCGCCGAAGCCTGTTCTTTCTTCTCGAACTTTGGCGTAGGAGGATTTTCTGCATATACTGACGTCATTGTTGCCATAGTTAACGTTAATAATATTTTCTTCATTATTTTCCTTTGATATGTGATTTTTTAACTTTTATTATTTTACTTTTACGTAATTTATTTGAAAATATCCTTACAACGACTGGCGCCCAAAGCCAATCGGGTTTTGTTTTTAATATACATATCTCACTCGTAAATGGGTCTTCACATTCTTTGCATGTATGTTTGCACTTTGGGTTATCGCAAAGATGGCAGTTAGGATGCAACCCAAGTGATGAACAATAAGCCAAACATAACAGCATATCGTGACCATAAACTAAAACGTCCATTCCATTTTCTGGCTGTGCATCAGAGAATTTAATCCAATTCATGATTCAAACCTACTTCTATACTCTTTATACTCTAAGGCCTTAATAACCTTCTGTTGCTCTTTTACGACTACATTTAGTTTATTTATTACTAAGATCGCATCTTCGATGATCTCTCTATATTCAGAATCTGGTAGAGTCTCTACTGATTCGCATATAATCTTTGCTGTTTTTATTAAATTATTTACTGAATCATCTATTTTTTTGTATACGCTTTCCATTTAATCCTCGTACTTATCATACTTGCTCCACTCGCGATACTCATTACAAGGACCACCTTGTTTTTCTAATATAGCGATAAGAAGAAATATTATAATTATTAATGCAAAGGTCATTACTACCCCAAGATTTCATTTAACATGTTTTCTGATTCGACATCTATCTTCTCTAACTTGAAGTAAACTATAGCTGCTTTACGGTATGGATTTACATCAAAGTCTTTTAAGACTGGAATAGCTGAGTAATCTACGCTGCCAGGACGTGTAATTTCACGTAAGGCAAACGATTCGCCTTTAAAGTTGGAATGATTAGCCAAAGCCTTTAACTTCTCCATAAGGTCTTTTTCTTTGGTTTCTAACTGTTTACGTAATTGAGAGATTTTATACGTCTCTTGTGCAAGAACTTCGAACGAAGTCTTCAATGCTGTACTATTTTGTTCCATGTTATATTTCCTTTATGAAATGGAATGTTAATATCTACTCACTCATCATAACACATTCGAATATCATGTCAACATAAAAATATACTTGATATAAATATGATATTGTCGTATAATGTTTCAAATTGTAAAATGTTACTATCACGTAAATCGTGAATCTATTGATTCTAGAACAATGTAGTTTCTAGAGAAATAATAATGATTCTAGCGATTTACGGTATTTATGGGAGATAATTATGAAGAAAATTGCAGATTTTATTTCATCTAAAGAAATGGCAGAGTTGTTGGGAGTCAACTCTCAGACATTAAGAAAGTGGGCAAAAGATGGAAAGTTTCCTTATATTAAACACCCCATTAACAAGTCGTACATGTTATTTGACCCAAGAGATGCCAAATATGTCTTGGAAAAGCTTAATGCGTTCGTAGAAGAAAAATGAAGAAATTGCATGTATATATTCAAATACGTCAGATGGATGATAAGGCCTTTACTAAAACAATAGATGAGAATGAGTTTTCAGAATTCTGGAATAAAGCCATTAATGGACTTTTCGAAGTTTTTCCACACGCTGATGTAGCAGTAAGGATAATAGTTGATGATGTTCCATCAGAAAAGTTTAACTTTAATGCGAATGTAACAAAAGATAATTTACATTCTGGTTACCTGGTAAAACAAACGTTTGATATGGCATGGGATAAATATGAGAATGGCGATACCATTGAAATTTATGGTAAAGAAGTGAAAGACGTAGACGGGAAATATTATAAAATAAAACCAATGGAATTAAAAGAAGAAGAAAATGCTTAAAGAAATATCAGGTCTTGAGAAATTAAACTTTATCACCTGCAGCGATGGATACGGTAAACATACGCCAACGACTATAAGTAAGTCTGACTTAGATGATGCTTCAAGAAGGTTATGGGATATCTTTAAAGAAGAGCACCAAAAAGAGGTTTATGTTTCATCTCGGTGGATACAAACACTCTATATCGACCACGATCTTATTCCCGGCATTGTAAACATTGATGGATTTGTTCCAACGTACAAATATCCCAGAAATAACGTCATGATGCAAAATGAGATAGGCTTTATAAGAAATTTTAGAATAGTTGTTACAACGATAAAGCCTTTAGGGCAGCTAATAAATGGCAAAGAAGTGTACCAGAGTTTAGCTACACTTATGATGGCTGATAGACCAGAAGGTAGTGAACTTTGTATTAGGTCAACGATATGCAGAAGAAAAAAAGTTTAAAAATATTTTTTAGAGAAAAAAGATGGGGTTTAGAGGCTCTGGGAGCAGAGATGAAGCGACCTCGCCCTATATTTGACGAGGTCTATCTAAATCTTCCAGTCGACTTTTTTATGAAACTATCTTAATATTTAGTAAATTTTTGAGCTACTTTTCTTCGCAGGATCAGGCTCTAAATTGTAAATAAAAAGGAATTTATATGAGCCATCTTATCCAAATCACCCGACAAAGTCAACAAGAGATTACAGAAATACACAGTCAGATACTGGATATTATCAACTGGGCAAAGAAAAAAAATAGGCTCATATCTCAATCACAAATTGCTAATATTTTGGGTGTATCCCGCGAGTGGGTAAACAAGAAAATCAAAGACCTATGTCTTTTAGGTTTTATTGATAAGACTATGAAGATGGTTTTAAGATCATGGGGTTGGTGTGAGTACGTTATCAAAAAAATGCCTCTTTTTAGACCAAACATGAAAGTCGCAAAAGCCGCTCTGGCTCTGCAGAAAGAAGTTAGTTCACACTTATATAATATATGTATATTATTTATAGATAAATTTATAGGAATATATACTTCGAAGTTAGAACTTCGTAGCCTCATACAGAAAGCTTTCCCAAAAAGTGAACAATTTAGACGAAAGAAACATAAAAATATGACTCCAATGTGCAAACCAGAAGAAATTGAAGCGTATGCAAAAGAAAACAATAGTGAAAACAATTGTAAAAAAGAGACCTTGGGCGGCGGCGCGGCAAAGAAGCCTGAGACAAGCGGCTGTGGCTGGAAGCAAGACCCACCAGTGGTTAAGAGCAGAGGCATGGAAAAGATAAGTTCGGTTATGGATCGCCTAAGAGATAGATTTATAAGAGAAGCTAATCAAGTATAGATACTCTTTGAAATTCTTGATATGATCAACGATGAAATGGAGGACGTTTGGTAACACTATGGGAGAGAGAAACATGGAGCCATCGTCAAATAATAGATCTAAAACTTATATAATCATTGGAGACCCTATACCGTTAGCTCGATGTAGGTTTTCAAGAACACATAAAGCATATGATTCCCAGAAAGAAAAGAAGCTGGTATATGGGATAAACCTAAAGAGCCAGCATGGTGAAGAGCCATTATTTTCTGGGCCATTACATATCGAGATACACTTCTATTTTACCCCAGCTGTAAAAGCGGCTAAGAATATAACAAACACATTTCATTACATCAAGCCTGATATAGATAATTGTGCCAAGTGGGTGCTTGATGTTGCTAATGAACTACTCTTTAAAGATGACTGTCAAGTCTCTTCTTTGATATTGACTAAAAGATGGTCTAGGCCTGAGCCACATACAGAGATATTTATACAAGAAATTGGTAATGCTCGAGAGATTCCGGTGAGACATGAGTAATAATGGACCAGCAGATATTGCATACCAGATGCATTTGATTAAGCAGCGAGATGGTAAAGTAAAGCCAGAGGACTGGGTTAGGAAATCTTCTGACAACAAAATGTATATCGCAAAACCAGGCGTTATCAAGCATTTAAAGCGATCTCCAATACCTAAAAATCCTATATCTACATTTACTGAAGATCAGAACAAATTAGCAGATGAACTTATAGAGTGGTGCAAGACGACAGAGATGGTAAATGGTGTTTCTAGGCCAAGAATAGATCTGAGAGAGTTCTTCCATGAGAGAAACCTGTCTTTTTGGGAGTTTAAAAAGAAAGCTGATCTAAACGATTACATGAAGAGTAAGCTCGCTCTTGCTGGTGAAATGGTCGGCTGTAATGCTCGAAAGAATTGGGCATGGAACGCAGGAAATAGCCAAGGTATGCACTCTCTTTTAAGGGAGTTTGATGTGCTCTACAAAGAGGCAGAAGTAGAAGAAGCGGCTATAAAGAAACAGATAGAGAACAAAGATATTAACGTTACCATACAAACAGCGCCTGCTACGGGCAAGTCAAAAAGGATTAAAAATGACAGCGATAACGATTAAATATCCATTTACGGTATATGACCTAAACGGTAAAGAGATATTAAAGGGATATATGACTGGAAGACAACGTGATTATTTAGAAACGAAACTAGAATCTGTAAAAGGGTTCGATATAGGGTTTAGTTTTTGGTTGCCATATATACACGGATATCTTCATGTATCAGATCATATTAGTGGTATAGCTTTTGGTGATAAAGAAAATTATATACATGAGTCAAAAAACCCAACTGATCCGTTAAGCGCTCCAAAATATGAATGAAGTAAGCTTATCGTTAGACCATTTACGGCCTTATCAACAAGCAATGTTTGATATGATAGAGAACGAGGGCTATCTACGAGGATTGTTTGTATGGCCCAGACGGGCTGGAAAAGATTATTGTGCCTTTTTGCTTATAGTCCGTGCAGCGATGCGCAGACCTGGTTACTATTTGATGGTGTATCCATCGTACTCCCAAGGGCGTAAGATACTCTTTGATTCAAAAATGAATGATGGTAAATCGTTTCTTGATCTTATACCTAAAGAGCTTGTCGTTGGTGTTAACAATGTTGAGATGAAGATAAGACTTGTTAATGGGAGCGTTATAGCTGTTGTAGGTAGTGAGAATCCATCAGCCCTTGTGGGAATAAACTTATTCGGAGGAGTTTTCAGCGAGTACTCGCTCGCTGATCCGTAAATGCCTACAAGTTATTACGTCCGTCCTTGACCCAAACTAACGGATTTGCTGTATTTATATCGACTCCACGAGGTAAGAATAGTCTCTGGGATTTATTACAAATCGCTGAGGCTAATCCCAACGAGTGGTATTCAGAAGTTCTCACGATTGAAGATACCAAGCACATTCCACTCTCTCTTATAGAACAAGAACGCGCATCTGGTGAGCTCTCAGAAGAGCTTATAAGGCAAGAGTACTATTGTTCTTTTTCTGAGGGAACAGAGGGCGCATATTATTCTAAGACGCTTGATATTATGAAGCGACAAGACCGTATCACGAATATACCATACAACCAACAATATAAAGTTAATGTCAGCTTTGACCTTGGTGTTGCTGATGACACATCACTCGTCTTTTGGCAGAACATGCCTTCTGGTAATATACATGTTATAGACGCGTACTGTAACCGTGACAAGGGGCTTGATCACTATGCAAATGTTCTCTTTAATGAGAAGAAACAATACGTATACAATAAAATGTATGCACCACATGACATCGCTGTGCGTGAGTTTACATCAGGAATGAGCCGACTTGAGACTGCACGCCATATGGGGATAAACTTTACGCTGGTGCCAAAGCTTTCTGTTGATGATGGTATAGAGGCGGTACGTGCTGCGCTACAGTCTAGGGTATGGATAGATCAAACGAAGTGTAAAGATCTTATAAAGGCATTAGAGTCTTATCGTCGCCTTTATGATCCTGTACTTAAGAGACATAGAGATGTGCCTGTTCATGACTGGTCTTCAAACTACGCAGATTCATTCAGATATGCTGCTATCTCATTCAATCGTTCTGGTATGGGAACGACTCCAGAAGAACTTGATAGAAGATTTAAAGAGGCTAGAATGGGTGGGGGTGTAAACATATCACCCGTATTCCAAGACCCTCATAAGTTGTATTAGTAAATCAAAAATTATATTAAGGTATAGAATGAATAAAAAATATAAACGGATGCATGTAAAAAAAAGACGCGTCAATAGAATTAATGCTATATCAAAATTGTTTGTTAATAGTCTTGTTAAAGGTATACCTGATTATTATGAATGGATTGGATTTACAAAAAGTCAGGCAGAAATATTTCATGATTATGCAAAAAAGGTTAATGAAGATTTTTGGAGAGATGATTTATTAAAGGAATAATATGGCATGGTATAAATTTTCGGAGAAACAGCCTGGGCCTGAAGAAATAGGTAGGCCTCTTATAATTTATGATGGCGATCACCTTATGCTAACGTATGGAAGCTCTGGAAAGTTATTTTCAACGAGATACTGCTGTAATGATCCAAAGTGTCACCGTAAACCGTCTGACTGTGGTTGTCCTTTTATTATAACTCCTGATTGTTACTGGATGCGGATAGCTGAGCCGACTAAAGAAAAACATGATAAGGGATAAGTATGAAGTGGTATCATTGGACAGAAAAAATACCGGAACAAAATCAATGGATACTGGTTTATCATCCTGAGAGTGATCACCTTGTTGGAACTCAGAAGTATACATGCCCCAAAGAGATCCATGATTACTGGATTGCAAATAAAGAAGAAAGACTTGGTTCTTGGAGTTGGTGGGCTGCATGGGAAGACTTAGAACTTCCTAATGATCCAGAAATGGCATTACATAAAAAGAAATGTGAAGAGTATTGGAAAAACCTATGACATACTTTATGATAATCGTTATTCTCTTTCTTGCTTTTTATTTTGTTAATTCTATAGCTACAGAAAGAATAAACAAAAATAAAGAGCTTATTAAGAATCACGAACGAGAAAAACAAGAAAGACTTGAAAAAGCAAAAAGAATAGCAAATTTCTATAGGGATAGCGCAGAAACTAGATACCATAAGATGAAATATAAAGATGAAGATTATTACGATGTACTTCTAACGGTATTAAATCCTGTTGATTTTGAACGTGAATCAGATCTTATGAGAGAGATTGAACTTAAAAAAAAACTACAGAAATTATAAAACCAAAGACTAACCATTACGGCAATGATACAATAAAACACATTGAATGGATGAAGAAGTATGGTACAAGTCATGGAGAGATAATCGCTGCTCATGTACCTAAAAAAGACAATAGAGAGGTAATAGACTGTGAGTACGAATGATAAATATATCGTTACATTATTTTTTGCTAATAATTCTACAGAAGATAAATGGACAAGAATTAAATTTAACGAAGAAGAGCTAACAAATTTAACTACGTTTCTTGAGTCAAATACAGACAGGCATTGGATTAAGATATATGACATAGAAAATGAATCTATGTATATAGACATTAATAAGTTAGAAAAAGTATCCGTAGAACCGATAAAGGAAGATGATGACTAAATTTGACACCCTAAAGAAATGTGATTTTACATGTTTTGATACTTATTCTTTTAAGGATAGATTCGATCTGTTTTATCAGGATAACCATGACTATAAAAGATGGTTTGTTTCTCTTTCGTTGGAAAAAAGGAAAGAAGAACAAGAGCTGATGACGAAGATAGAAGACAAATACTATGAATGGCTTGAGAGATTAGACTTGAAGGACTTGAAGTGAGTTGGATTAGCGTAAAAGATAAAATGCCTATCTTTGCCACATTGGTGGTTACTAGAGGTACATTCCAAGGAAAAACTGTTCATACATTTGCTTACTGGAAAGACGATGTGTGGACATTTCTCTATGCGCCACAAACATTAAGGTTAAATATACATCCAGAAGTACTTGGACTTGCATATGATGACCTATGTCATATAAAAGTTCTTTTCGATAAAGATATAACCCACTGGATGCCAATACCAGAGATAGAAAATGACCCTAAATGAATGGTTACTATTTTTGTTAATAACTATTGCAATAATGTTAATAGTTTTATTAGATGCATGTTTTTGTGTATGGCTATCTAAACAATGAGCAATGAACTCGAAGACACCGTAAAGAAATACATATTTATGTGTGAGGCCCTTATATTCACCAGCAACATGCATACAAAGAACATAGCCAGAATAAAGAGTCAGGATAACTTTCTTGTAACAGACGAAGAGAAAGAGCAACAGATAGCTGACTTATGGAAAGCACAACTTACCTACTTCGATAATACGTCTAAACACATTTATGGGCTTGAGCAAAAGATCGAGAGATTGAAGCCGGGTCATTTAGAAACTATTAATATATTTAAGAGATAAAGAAACGGCGCCCCATATATAGAGACGCCGTCATAAACTATTTTGTTATAAGATATTTACTGAGAAAGACATCACAAATAACAATAGTAACTATGTATGAAATAAGAAAATGCATAAACTGTGTCATTTAAACTTCTTCCAATAATATCGTATAAGATTTATTGAGACATGTGTTAAAAGACCAACCAAAACGAGTTCGTACCAATACCACATATTTCCCCTTATGTATTATGCAGGTCCTGTAGCAGCACCGAGAGTTATTCCACCAGCAACTGCAGCTACAGTAACTATAGTATGAGCAACTGGAGCTACCGTTTGATGAAGAGCTACTCCAACAGTTACTCCAACCGCAGGTGTAGCAACTACACTAACAGCTGTGCTAACAGCTACAATAGTACCCTCAATAACAAGATGAGCTACAAACTTACCTACCCAGCAACCAAGTGCAGCGCCGAATGCTCCACCGCCAGCCATATTTACTTTTAAGTGTAATCCAAAATCTCCACTATTATATCTAATTACTTTAATGTAATTTTGTTGTGGGAGTTCAGATACTATTTTTTCAAAAACTGATTCTTTAACAGTAGCAGATTCATTATGAGCAATAAGTCCATTAACAAAAGCTTCTGGAACTCGTGTGAATTCCATCTTCTTGCCTTCAAGCGTGATTATTGCTTTATTCCCTAAAATAAAATCTAGCTCTTTACTTGTAATACCACGAAGTTCTTTATCAATGTTTTCACTACGAACAGAACGCATTCTTCCATTATCAAGAACAGAGAAACCATTCTTCGTATGGAATACTCGAACATCAGAATCAACAGAAATTATATTAGACTGTGGAATCTCCTTGGCGCAAAGAGAACTCCCAAACAATAATAAAAAAGCTAATATTTTATTAGATACCATATTTTTCCTTTATTTTTAAACAACAATTAGCCAAACATACATACTTATTGTATAAACATCTCCTTACGTTATATTGCCATAACCTTTACAACCAGACGCAATATACACTCTGAGAAATATTTAGGCAATAAAAAAAGTTAATACTTTACACGTAGATAATAAAATATTATCAAACTGAAAGTAATAGAAAAATCGTGAGTTAGGTATGTGGGGAAAAAAGAAACTAGATGGGACTAGAAGGAAATCGCATCCTTCGATCTCTGGTCTACTTGTTTTATCGCTATCTTCCAGCACCTTACTACTTGGCGATAGCCCCATAAAAAAGAAACGGCAAACTATCGTTATTTTGTTTTTTTATCTATGTTATACATTTCTTCTGTATATTCTACTAAGCTTAACAAACAGTCTACTTCCTGATAAGTAAAAAAATGTCCTAGCACTCTGTGAGTAAAATGCTTATAAAAACGATGATTATCATTATCCATTGAAGATGTTCTGGAACTAAATGCAATTATTTGTATAATAACAGACCGTATTTGTTCCTCGGTATAACTTTTATCAACTATTTCAAGATTATTTTCATTAAGATACCTAGTAAGTTTCTCATAATCAATAATCTTTTCTTTCATTACTTTTCCTAAAAAAGAAACGGTGCCTTCTGACTTTACAGGAACACCGTTCTGAATAAAATTGCGTCCCAGCGCTCTACCAGTTGAGCTACGACCTCTTATAAGTTTTACGCTATATGGAATGACCGGCGGGATTCGAACCCGAACATCTGGAACAGAAAATACATGATACCAGGAAAGAATTATTTATCAAGAGATCGATCAATAAAATAGATCGGTGATTCTATACTAGCTAAATGTTTGTCATTATGTATTTTGTGTTTAATTACTTTTATCGCCTTAAGTTGATTAACATCATCACTAAGATGTTTTAATTTTTCAACCCATTCTTCTGGGTGACCAGGGCATCCATGATTGCTTTCGAAATATAATTCAATACAGAATGGTCTTGATGTTTTAAATTCTTTAATTGCGTCACAAAAATTATGAATTTCTTCATTCGTCTTTTTCATAATGTCTTTCGTTAAGTAAACAACTATTTGCTTTCACTTTACACTTGGGAGTAGAATTATCCAGTGGCATAGTCGCACCCACTTTCCTCCTTCGTTCAGAAGAGCTTCTATGAAAGAAGTCTGAACTATGGCGGGATAAATAAAGAACGGAGAATTCTATGGATAAAGTACCAGTACAAATTATAACAAAAGCGGTTAAAGATATAACTCTTGTTGGTCTTCAACTCCTTGTTGGCCAGAACGTTAAGGCAGCACAGATGGTGCTTGATGGCATTAACATTGTTGCCGAAATAGCGCTTCACAATGATGCACTTTCTTCAATTTTAAAGATGTTACAGCCAGTGTTTAACATAGCTCGAGAATGGCTTGAAAAAGAACATCCATATTTCCTGAACTTATTCGATTGGGCAAAGACGATTGCCGATGTTCTTTTCAACACGAAGCAAGCAGCTTAATAATTTTAAAAAAAGGGAAAGACTATGTCACTTTTTTCGACAAGAGCTGATTCTTTCAACGGTGAAAACAGGTCTGTTTTAACAAAGATGGAAGACTTTTACACTCTTGCCATGCAAATGAACCAATCTTTCTGGGCTGAGGGGCTTATAGACACAAGATTCCACGGTGGAGACCAGACAATATTTACTGAGCAATATGGAGTATCACCAGATAACCGTCGTAGAAGCTTTAATTTCAACCATATTCGACGAGTTGTATCGATGGTATCTGGATATCAGAGAAAGAACCGTAAAAGCATCATAGTTGTTCCTGTGGAGAACGGAGATTCTGATACCGCGGACCAATTTACAAAAATTATGACACAAATAGCCAACTCTGAAGGCATCCTTGAAACATTTTCTGAAGCCTTTGAGGGTTCACTCATCACCGGATTAAATCTTCTCCAGTTATGGATAGATTATCGGCCTGATCCAGTATCAGGTTGTATACGTGTGGACAGTTGCCCATACAATTCGTTTCTTATAGATCCATTTTATAAGCGCGCAGACCTTTCTGACTGCCAAGCGATATGGAAACGTACGCATTTAAACAAACAAGAAGTTATGTCTTTATTGCCACAGTTTGCAGACCAGATGTACAGTTATGATAGAGGTGATTCTAAAGATGGTAAGTTTAATTACCTTCCTGAATCGTTTAACTTAACGCTTAAAGAAAAATATACGTACGACGAGTTCTATTATCGTGACTATCGCAAGCAACAGTTACTCGTTAATGCAGAGAATGGAGAAGTACAAGAATGGCATGGACAAGATGAGGATAGGCTTAGAGACTTTCTTCAAGTATTTCCTAATATAACTGTCCATGAAACTATTATACCTACAGTTAACCTAGCGATTGTTGTTGAGTCTCATGTCATATATAACGATAGAAATCCTATGGGACTTGATATATATCCTTTTGTGCCAGTCACCTGTTACTTTCATCCAGAAATGCCGGAGATGGCATGGAGAATACAAGGCCTCGTGCGGGGTTTGAGAGACCCGCAATTTTTATTTAATAGGCGCCTTGTAATATTGCTTGACCGCCTTGAGGCACAAATTACAAGTGGATTTAAATATAAAGAGAATGCGCTTGTTAACCCGAACGATATATTCCTTACGGGTAACGGTAAAGGGCTTTGCCTTAAAGAAGAAGCACAGATGTCAGATGTTGAGCAGATTGTACCTATTGGACTACAGGCTGGGGAACTTGAGGTTAACGAGTTTCTTGGTAAACAGATGATTGATGTTGTTGGCCTTAATGAAGAATTAATGTCGTCAGCTGCTGATAGTGATGTTGGTATAACCACACAGCTTCGTATGGGAGCAGCGCTTACAACGCTTCAGGGAATATTTGACCAAGCAGATAGATCATTAAAACTTTTAGGTAAAAACATCATGCTTACCATTCAACAGAACTATACTCCTGGGAAGATTAAAAAGATTTTAGAAGGCGAAGAGCCAACAGAGCAGTTTTATAACAAAGCTTTTGGGATGTATGACTGTGTTGTGGAAGAAGGTCTTGTAACATCAACTCAGAAGCAGCTTCATCTAGCACAGCTCCTTAGTTTAAAGGCTGCTGGTGTTCTTGTTCCTGACGATGCAATACTTGATGCATGTACACTACAAAACAAGAAGAAATTGCTTGAGTCTATTAAGCAAGGTCAGCAACAACAACAAGAACAGATGGCTCAACGTGCTCAACTTGAGATGCAAGAGATTAGCGCACGCATACAACTAGCACAATCAAGAGCGGGAGCAGATCAGGGACTTGCTGTAGAACGTATATCTAAAGTAGAGACTAATGAGTCTATGGCTGAAGAACGACGTGCACAAGCGGTACGAGACGAGAATGCAGCTGCATTAGACCTTATTAAGTCTATTAAGGAACTTGAGTCCGTTGATGTAGCTAATTTTAAGAAATTAGTAGAAGCTATGAACATAATAAAAGCTCAGGAAGCGGCAAATGCGGCTGAACCAAAACAAACGAATGCCACTGTATGAGTACACACGAAGTTTATGTTTTTACATATGTTATTTTTACCGTAATAGCTCTTTCGTATATTACCGTTAGAGCTATGCTTTCTTAAGGGAACGATATGAAATTGTTATTTGCTATTGCTGGTTTAACTTTACTGGGTGGATGTAGTTTTTATCCAGATGAACCAAAGATTGTTGTGCAAGCTTTAGATGTTACTAATACAGCAACTACGGTTAAGGCGCCAATAGTTATAAAGGAAAAAAATCATGAGAACGCTATATAAAAGATTAATACTTTTTGGGTTTATGATTTCATTAATTTTATTGAGTGCATGCGGTAAACAAAAAACTAAACTAGATTTAGATCTTGAGTATACGCATGATAATGAAGATTTTGCTGAGGAAGAACTATGAAGATAAAAAAGATAGATAAGAAGTACGAGAAAGAAGAGAAGCGACATGATCGTGTTGAAGAAAAAGAAGAGGCTAAACATGAAAAGAAACATGACAAAGATCGATCGGCTATCAAAAAACTCATTAAAAAACGAAAATGATTGTTTCGGAGAATCTATTTATATAGATGAAAATGTCTCCTTTGACGATTCTAATTTGCCTAAAAGTAAAAGATGGGCAATAAAAAAACTATGCCAAATACTTAAAGACAATGAAGATGAAATATACGAAAAACTTAAAAATCAGGAAAATATAACCTTATAGTTAGAGGTTTACCTTGCGGGGTTATCCGCAGTTACTAGAAAGGCCAATCATGGCAAAACGATATCATTCATCTGAAGGTAAAGGTTTTGGACACGGAGCAAAACTACCTGAAGGAACTCACGAAATTAATATGGACAATCCAGCAGCAGGTATGAATTGGGATAACTATCCTGATAACAAAGAAGCTGTTGATGAATATACACGTGCAGAAGATGCAGCTCTTCGACGTGGACTTAAACCTAAGAAGCTTGGGTAATATATGCCAGCTATGCTTAGACCGAATCCAAAGCTAGAGAAGATAGCCTTTGATGTTCTTGGTGTACCCATGAACAAGGTTACCAAGAAGAAATTCAGCAAAAGGAAAGTTGATAACGAGATTCCTGTACGAGATACAGAACAAGTTTCCTCGCAGCCAAGAGATGGTTTTTAAGAATGTCCCGGGAGTATATCCTGGGACTTTATATTTGGAGATCTAATGCCAAAGAAGAAACTTACAAAAGGCAAAGCAAAGATCAAAAAAGTTATGCATGAGTTTAAAGAGGGCGACTTACATAGTGGCTCTAAAAAAGGCCCTAAAGTAACTAATCCTAAGCAAGCAATTGCTATAGCTATATCAGAAGCAAGAAAAAAGGGAGCTAAAATTCCCAAGAAAAAGAAATAGAGAAGTTTAACCATTTTAAAGAAGGATGTACTATGGCACACGAAAAACCATCGACAAAACCTGCTCCAAAGCCAGCACCTAAACCTAAATAATACCTACGAGCTCGTAATAGAATAAAATTATTAATATGTGATTAGTTTTTTATGCCCAAACAACTATTACGAGCTCGTTTAATAATAAAGAAACATGGGAGAGAGAATGTTTTCTTGGTTAAATTCAATATTATCAAAGATATTTAGTCATAAACCACCAGAGTCAGAGCACAAAGAAGAACCAATACACCTTACTATTTATTGTTCTAAGTGCTCCAATCTGATAGAACCTTGCACCCCTAAAAGTTCGAGTCATGTTGGGGGTATACTCAAGAAAGCTGGTAGACCTAAATCTACAACGGTACCAATGGCTCCAGTTGTCAAAAGAGGTCCATATAAAAAGAGAGCCATATGAATCAAAATAAAAAGAGAAAGACCGTTGGCCAGTTATCTCAAGAGTTAACAGCCAAAGACGACTATGCATATTCTCCCATAGAGCTTGGTAGGAAGATGCTTGAAGGATATGATTCTATGGTGCATGAAGCAGTTGAAAAAGGACTCAAAGAACTAACTACAGACTTTTATGTTGTTATCCTTACGGGAAAACCAGCGTTTTACGAACGTACTATTACACGATACCCATTTGTCCGTAGATCATGCCCAACACCAGAAACAGATCAGACTGTTTTTAGATTTGATAGAAAGAACAATACACTAGAAGAGTTATGGACGATTCCTGACAAAGAAACATGCGCAATTATGATGAATAATGCATCACAAGTAGACCCAAAAGAATGGCAACTTTTAGGAAACATTTACCAGTATCACAATGGTAACTTATTGAAAATGGCTAAAAAATTAAATAAAGAGATCGATTAATAGAGAAAGAGAAGAGATGGATAGAGAACAAGATTTTTTAAATCAATTGAACGAAGACCCAACCCTTGATGCACAAGTAGAAGCTGCAGCACAACCAGAACCTGAAGCAGCAGAAGAACAAGCACAACCTGTGCAACAAGTAGCTAAAGCACCGGAATCTAGTAAAGAACAAAATATACGTATTTTAAGAGAACGGGCGGAAAGAGCAGAGAGAGAACGTGATGAATATATGCGCAGGTCTATGGATAACGAGAGACCTAAACAAAACCTTAACCAGCAGGCACCTGTTGTAGACGATGTTGATGACTTTGAGTTAAACATAGATAACGATGCTCTTGCTGAAGGTAAACATCTTATCCAAATAGCTACTGAGCTTAAAAAAGTTCGTGCAGAACTTCGTGAGGCTAAAAAACAGAGCGCACAAGTAGCACAACAGAGCGTTCAGTCTGCTGATGAGGCTCGACTTAAGGCAAAATACCCAGATGCTGAAGATGTGGTAAATAAAGATAATCTAGAACGCCTTAAGGAAATAGATCCAGAAGCATACGAAACAATATTCTCTTCTCAAGCGAGTTTTTATTCCAAGGCTAAGACTGCATATAAAGCTATTAGGGATGCCGGTATTGTTCCTGCTGTAGAATTTGCACCACAACGAACAGAAGCTCAGAAGAACTTAAATAAACCTCGTCCTATAAATAGCATACAATCAGGTAAGGATTTTAACCCCCTGTCGCACGCTAATGCATTTGCTAATACATATACTCCAGAACAAGACAAACAGTTGTTAAAAGAGATGTATGAGGCTGCGCGTAATATATAGACTCTTATAATCTATTGATCTAAGCTATAGGAACTTCTTACACTCCTTTGCGACTTTATTCCTTTCTGTCGCAATAATATTCTAGATACTCATCTAGAAAGAATTGTCCCCTGATACCTTCTCCTTGGTATCAGGGGACCTTGCTTTTACTCATAACATATCATTATACTAATTATTGGTCGTATTGAGCCTCGGCCAGCTCTGACGTATCGAGATTCGTCATCTCATGGACGTACTTCAAGTCCTCGTCCAACTTGAATATGAAAATCTGTTGTAAGACAGAATTTATCTATTTAAGGAAATACTATGCCTACGATAACAACTTCTACGTTATCTGCTCCAATACAACAATCGTTTTTTAGAAAACTATTGCTTGTACCAACAGCAAATTTTAACTATAAACGTTTCTCGCTTATCAAAAAAATGCCAGCCCATGGGGGTGATACGAGCCGTTCCAGACGATATAATCCATTATTAACAGCTAAAGTTCCATTGGGAAATAGTGGCATGACGCCTCCTTCTCAGAACTTAACTGCTCTTGATATCGATGCACGTCTTTCATTTTATGGAACCTGGTTACAATTGAACGAACAAGTTCAATTGCTTGCCCAAGATCCAGTGTTAAATGAGGCTACAATCCGTTTAGGCGTTAGCATGAGACAAACAGAAGATGAACTTACACGCGAAGTGCTCGTCTCAACAGGGTCAGTAATTAACTGTACTTCTGGTGCTAATGGAGACACCATCACAGAATTGACACGTCCTGATATTAACGGTGTAACTGCAGCTCTTGCAGATGCTAATGCTATGACTGTCAGCGACCTTATTGAAGGTGAAGACAAGTTCGGTTCAGCTCCAGTCCGCGATGCTTATTGGTGTATGGCCAGCACAAAATTAATTGGTGATATTGACGCATGCATTGGCTTTACTGCTAAAGCACAATATCCAACACAACAAGCTGTTTTGCGTTCTGAATACGGCGCAGTAGCGAATGTTCGATTCGTACTGTCGTCTATTTCTTCAAGCACGCCAGTAGCTTCTGGTCTTGGCCGTACGGTATATAACAATATCGTAACCGGTATGCAATCGTATTCCAACATCAGTGTTGATGAATACAATGCTAAGCTTATTTACAGAAGTCCTATGTACAACGATCCTTTGGCTCAAAACTGCACCCTCGGTTGGAAAATGGCTGAATGCCCTGTAATTCTTAATGATGCGCTCCTTGTCAATCTTCGTTGCACACGTTCTATTTAAGGGAAGGAATTACTATGTCTTATGGAACAAATCTTCTTCAAGGTACGTTTACATCAACTGGTGTAGATAGAATAATCCCTATACCTACCGGTGTAGATTGGATGCATGTTAGGAACTTTACAACGTACACAGCTGGTCCTGCTGCTACAACCGCTACCGATTGGTACTGGCAACGTGGTATGGCAGCTGGTGATTCGTTGATTACCGCTTATACAGGCGCTGGTACATTTTTGTATAACACTTCTTCAGTTACCCTTGGTGTTGCTGTAGCTGGTGGATTTACCCTTATTGATACCTCTGCTTCTATGCTCAGTGCAGCTACCGCTGTTACTGCTGGTACAAACGCAACATCTCCTGTTTATACATGCGCTCTTGCAAATGTCGCTGTTGGCACAATCGTACGTGTATATAGCACAGCTCATACTAACGTTAACGGTATCGACTTCTCAGTTGGTGCTATTAATGCTGGTGTAGACTTTACTATGCGTGCTGTTATGACTGCAGCTCCTGGAGTTGTAGCTGGTGCTAATGGTTTTGCACGTGTTGTTGCTCCTAACTTGGCAACATACAAATTGTTCTATCCAAGTAATAGAACAATCGCAAACATCACACAAGCAGCTAATGCTGTTGTAACTACTTTTGTTGATCATGGATACCTTATTGGTCAAACAGTTCGTCTGTATACCGATGCAGATTCTGGAATGGTAGAAATTAACGGTATGGTTGGCACGATTGTTGCTACCCCTGCTGCTAATACGTTCACCATTGCTATTGATACGACCGGATTTACGACATTCGTAACTCCTACTCGCGCATCAGTACCATTTACCCCTGCACAATGCGTACCCGTTGGTGAAGATACCGCCTACCAAGTATCCCTTGGTGGAAACATCTTAAATGACAGAAAAGAAAATCTTGGAGTCATTGGGATGAAGCTTGCAGCTGGAACAACTCCTGCTCTAAGCGTTGCTGGTACCAACACAAACGTTATGTATTGGAGAGCTGGTAAATCAGAGAATATGTAATTTAACTGGCAGGGGAGTAACATCCCCTGCTCCTTTTTAGAAAAGAGAAGTTATGGAAACAACGAAACAACACCAAGAAAAATTAGTAGCAGCACAAGAGACCAAAATAGAACAAGCACTCAACTTTAGAGCAGAAAATGAGAATAAGCCTGCGTCTATCCAAGGTAAAAGAGCAAGCACTAAAACCGTTATTGCTGATAGTGATTCAGTTCTTAAAAAAAGACGGTTCACGACTGAAGAATTAGCTCGATTACGAGATAAAGATGCAGAACTTGTTACAGGAAAATTTAAATACCATGAGAGCCGTGGTGGTACGTTTGAAATATACTTTAAGATCCATGCTGGTGATGAAATAACGAAGTATGAGCTCAAAGACGGACAAGTATACTCAATACCAAAAGGACTCGCTAAACACTTAAGAAACAATTGCTGGTACCCAATACACTCATTTACTAAAGATGAGAATGGACATCCGGTACAAGCAATTGGTGAAAAAGTTAAACGTTGTGATTTTGAGAGTCTCGAGTTTCTGGAACTAGATCTACAACAAGATAGACCTTTAATCACTGTACATAATTTTTAGGGAGATAGTTATGATCACCTGTTATGCCGATCCTAATCCTATTTATATGCCAGCGATGCGTCTTATACTCAGCATTACAAACAGCGATCCAGCCCTTGTTCAAACTACATTTGACCATGGTTACCTTACGGGTCAGTTTGTTCGTCTCTACATAGGGACAGCGTGTGGCATGTGGCAAGCAGACAAGTTAACAGGTGAGATAACTGTTCTTTCAGGGGATACGTTTACTATAAATATTAATACTATCCCCTTTGATGCATTTGCATTGCCTGTTGCTCCATTACCACAAGATGATATCTGCTCGTATGTAGTTCCAATAGGTGAAAAAAACGATATGTTTACGGCCGCCGTTCACAATGTCCTTTAGGAGATAAAAATATGCGTTTAATGAGTTTATTTTTTATTGCATATCTTGCTGTCACAACTGAGGAATTTATCTGCGCTGTTATTGATGATACCCCACAAGAGATTGAATACGTAGAGGACGAACCAGAACAACCAGTTGGTACGATTGTTTTAGATGCGGTAGTTGTTTTACAAGACGGTCAAGAGCTTGATATAACCCTAACAGACTGAAAGGCTACGATGCCAGATACCTCGCTGTCTACTTTAGACCAAATACGCACTAAAGTACGACTTATAACCAGATCCCCATCAGCAGCACAACTAACCAATACAAACATAGATAATTACATAAACACGTTTGTGCTCTATGACTTTCCTGAACAATTACGGCTTACGGCATTAATGACTAATTTTACGTTTTATACAAACCCGTACATTGATGTGTATCCAGCCAATAGCACAGACCCTGCAAACCAGTTTTATAACTTTCATAATAAATATGTTACCGTTCATAACCCAATATACGTAGCAGGATTTCCTGTTTACTATTCACAAAGTTATGAGCAGTTTTTTGCATTATACCCAAAGATAAACAGCTTGAAAGATATCGTTAAAGGTAACGGTGCTACAACGAATTACGTTGGTAATCTAACAGGAGCAACGCTTACATCATTAACATATCCTATCCTTAAGGGAGAAGTAACATTCAGTTCTTCAGACGCTAATAATGCTGCTATTACCCTTATTGATTACCCATATAATGCGACAATCGGTTACATGGAACCACCAGGAACTACTATAAATTACGCTATACCACCGATCCCTACACGTCAGGTTAACTATGTTACTGGCGCGTATAATATTACATTCCCTATTCCACCAGGAAACGGAAAACAGATATCAAGTTCTTCTGTACCTATCGTCATATCACGACCTCAAGGTCTTCTTTTCTGGGACCAGAAGTTCATTGTTAGACCAGTTCCTGACAGAGTTTACAAGATAGACATGAACGTCTACCAACGTCCTACTGAGTTGATAGCTAATAACGCAATGCCTGAGTTTTCTGAATGGTTTCAATACATAGCCTATGGCGCATCAAAGAAGATATTTGAAGACCGTATGGATATGGACAGCATAGATATGATCATGAGAGAGTTTAAATTGCAAGAGCGCCTTATTTTACGTAGAACACTTAACCAGAATGCTACACAGCGTGCTTCTACGATATATACAGGCATGAGTGGTACAGGATACGGTGGATTTGGTACTGGTGGTACTGGCTGGGGTCCTTGGTAACAATCATTTTTGGAGAAAGAAATGGCATATACTAATTCTATACCGAATGCTAACGATAAGTTTTCATTATCGCAGCCTCAAGTTCAAGGAAACTTTGTATCGATACGAACGATATTAGACCCAGATAACGGAGAAGTTAACTTTGTCCCTCAGGGAGTAGAGCCAGCACTGCCTGCTAACAACATAGGATTGTTTTCTATGGCTGCTACTGGAGCTCCTATTCCTGCTGTTGCTTCAGCACCGATACAAGGACCTTCTGAACTTTATATAAACAAGGTTGATTCATCAGGTAACGCTCAATACTTACCTATTACAGCTGCTTCTATACAGAATGCACCACTTGGCGGTCAGTTTATGGGTTTTTGTTACTTACCTTCTGGCTTAATTATGAAATGGGGAGCCGATACGGCGACTAACCTTGCTGATTTTACAACTCTTTACGTAGCAGGTAATGATGTTCCTGTTTTTAACACTGTTTTAAACGTACAACTTACACTACGTAATGTTGCAGCAGCGAGTGCAACTATATACCAACTGCCTACGTCTACACCTTTAGCTTTACATGTATTTCTTACTAACCCTGCTGCGGCAAACGTAGAATTTTTCTATCTAGCCATAGGATACTGACATGGCATTTGATAGATTCTTAATCGCGCCGATGAATGAGGGTATACGGACTGACCTTAAGCCCTGGATAACCCCCGATGGCGCTTTTGCTGAGATGACTAACGCTTTTGTATGGCGTGGTCGTATACGAAAACGAGTTGGTAGTAAATATACAGGACAAGGTTGGTCAACTGACCAAGAAGCACAGCTCTACTCACGGCTTGGTATTGATCTATCAAATTTAATACCTATTTCACTTTCTGGGGGGGCTGGTGTCGGTATTACAGATGGAGCAGGAGCTGCAACAGGAACAGTTCCTGGATATGTATATAAAGTAGGTATGAAGTTCTCCATTGGTACAGAGATGTTTACTGTAGTTGCAGTAGGAACTCCAGGAGTTATGACAACAACGGGAGCTTCAGTAACACACACATTTGATACCGATACAGGTGTATATGTATTTGCTGGAGCGACACCTGCTACACAGATTCTTTTTTACCCTCAGGGAAATTATGGGGCAGGTGAAGTTGATATAGCGGGTAACGCTTTAGGATTTGTACCTGGTAATAAATTCAAACTTGGACAGATGTTTTCTATCGCTACTATAGCTGGACCTGAGATTATGTTTACGGTCATTGATGACACACCAGGACTAGATAATCAAATGTCACGTACCGACGGTTCAGTTGCTGTTGCTACCTTTAATGTTACAACAGGTAAGTACGACATCCAGGGTTTAAATCTAACCGTAGCAATTAACACGCCTGTATACTTCTATACAGGTGAACCTGTTATGATGATAGACCAGTATGAAAGGGGACCTATAAATGATCAAACTACCTTCGCCTGTGATACTCAGTTTATATATTATTACAACGGTTCTTTTTGGGACCAGTTTAACCTTCCTATTTTTCATGGTTCTGATTCTCAGTTTTTTTGGGGATGTAACTTTGTTGGTCGACTTAGTACGTTAGGGATACCTTCGTATTACATTACCAACTTTAATGCAACACAAAACACTCTTCCAGGTGCCAACGATGACTACATGTGGAAATATGATGGTACAACATGGGAAGTGTTTGCTCCTTACTTTCTCCCAGGAGCTGGAGGTGCAATAAATACTGGACCATTCGTTACTTCTGCTCGGCTTATTATCGGCTTTCATGGACGCCTCTTACTGCTTAATACCATAGAGTATGGCGGTGGAGGTGCTCCAACATTTAACACGCATTATGGCAACAGAGTACGTTGGTCACACTATGGATTAATAGATGCTCCTAATGCCTGGTATGAAGATAATAACTACGACGCTCTTGGTAATAAAGCTGATGGTGCTAGTTGGGCTAATGCTCATACAGAGGAAGAGATAATAAGTGCTGAGTTTATTAAAGATAGACTTATCGTGTACTTTGAACGTAGTACGTGGGAGCTTGCTTATACAGGAGATCCTGTTATACCGTTTAACTGGTTAAAAATTAATTCAGGACTCGGTGCTGATGCTACCTTCTCAAAGATATCATTTGATAAGGAAGTAGTAGCTATAGGCAACACAGGTATCCATTCATGCACTGGTGGTAACGTATCACGTATAGATGACAAGATACCTGAAGAAATCTCTAAGATGAGATCTGATAACAGTGCAAGAAAACGTGTTCAGGGGGTTAGGGATTACTTTTTGGAAGTTGTGTATTGGACATATCCAGCAGAATCAGCTACAGCCTATACATCGTATTACCCAAACAAAGTACTTGTGTATAACTATAAAAACCAAACATGGGCATACAATGATGATTCTATAACAGCACTTGGATACTTTGATCAGCAGAACGAACTCACATGGGCTAATACGGAATATACATGGGCTAATGCTCCATTCGCTTGGAACTCTGGTCTGCAACGAGCTGATTTTAGACAAGTAGTTGGCGGCAACCAGCAGGGATATATATTCATCATTGACCCAGGTGGTGCTAAAAACGCACAAGTTCTTTCAATATCTGCTTTAAACTTGAACATGGCTGGTGACGTTGAAAGCCTTGTCATAGAAAACCATAATCTTGAGTTTCCTGATTTTATAAAACTAGACTACTGTCAGGGAGTTACAGGAGTTAATGGTAAAATTGTCCAAGTAGAAGCTTTTGATAGACATACTGTTACCCTTACTGACCCTATTACCAATGTTGTTGGTACATACATAGGTGGAGGAACAGCAGCTCGCGTATCAAATATTCATATACTCTCAAAGCAATGGAACCCGTATGTTGAAAAAGGTCTTAACGTACAACTGAGTAAGATAGACTTTCTTGTTGATTCAACAACCCATGGACAGATACTTGTAGATACGATGCCTTCATATTCTAACCTAGAACTGTTTACAGAAGCTCAATCGAGTGGCTGTAGCCTTGGAAGTAATGTTTTAGAAACGTCTCCATATACACTGGTACCATTTGAACAAAGACAAGAACAATTCTGGCATCCATTGTATTTTTCTGCAGATGGAGAGGCTGTGCAATTAGCCATCTACATGAATAATGATCAAATGAAAGATGTTTCTATTGTAGAGTCTGATTTTGTTATTAACGCTATTATGCTTTATACACGTCCAACCGCAAGCAGATTACAATAAAGGATTATTATGGCAAATCGTCCAGGAGAAGGTACATACTTACCAACGACTCAGATATGGGACGTAACAGATATACAATCTATGACTGTATCAAGCGAAGAGTTTAAAGAACTTATTATACGTATGTATCAGAACTTAAATGTTATGGCTAATGTTATCAATGGCAAAGAATATGCCATATACGACACGTTAGAGGGTAGCAACAACCAGATGTTCTTTCCAAATCCAGCATACACACCAACGACAAATATGGCTCCTAATTGGCGCAACGTATATAGAACGGTCGTTAACTTTGGTGCATTACCTAACGCTGGGACAAAGACCGTAGCCCATAATATTACTATAAATAAGTTCTTTAGTGTAACGCGTATATATGGTGCTTCTACAGATCCAGTAGCTATTAAGTTTATACCACTGCCATACGCTAGTTCTACACTTAATGAGAATATAATATTGTTTGCGGACGGCACTAATGTTACGGTTACTACAGCAATAGATTATTCAGCATATACGACGACATACATAGTTTTAGAATATATAAAAACTTAATTTATAGGAGTAATATGCCTACACTGACAGAATTATTCAACGCTGCATCTAAAGACCCTAATATAGTATCTACGCCTGAGTGGCAACAGCAGATGGCAGACTGGAACAATCAAGTTAAACAAGCCGGTACTGTTCAACCACCTACAATACCAGGAGCAGCAGAAGGAACGATGCCTTCAGATGAAGAGATATATAAATTTCTTATGGCTATACCAGAGATATCAAGTAGTAAGATAAATGGATTGTTAGCTGACCCTACATTTTATAAATGGGCAATGGCTAACTATCCAGACGAGCCATACCCACCTTCTAAAGAAAGAAGACGAGAATATTACGAGGGATATAAGGCCGCTGGAGGAAACCCAGAAGACAGAATTGGTCATGGTGCAAATACAATTAGATCAGACCAAAGATATGATAGAAAACAATCTAATGAATTTAATGCAATTATGGATGATGAATTTGCAGGAAATGCGCCTATAAGAATGAACGCTAAGTCAAAAGGTTTTATTGTACCTAAATGGCTTAAAGGTAAAACTTTTAAAACTGTTAAAGATGCGGTTGCAGGCCCACTGGTTAAAGGTGACATGCAGAAGGCTATCCTTAAACATATGAACCTTCCTGGTGCTGCTACAGGTGCTATTGGTGGTGGAATGGTAGCAGGTCCATATGGAGCACTTGTAGGTGGTGGTCTTGGCTCAATGATGCCTAAAGGAGAAAGTGCCTCAGGAGGAGGTGGTGGTGGTAAAGGTAACGTACAACGTCACTCACTTCTTACGCCTGAGCAAGAAAAGCTTTCTAACTTTGCTGCAAAAAGAGCTATGGCAGACATTGGGACAGGTCCTGATATAAAAGCGGCTACCAATCAATTTAGAAGCCAATATATGCCACAACTCTTTGAGGGAATGGAACGGATGGGTGGAGGCCAACAAGAATCAGGGGCATTAGCTCCTCACATGATGGCAGCTGAAGGACAATTTAGAACAGGACTTGAACAACTTAAGTCTCAGCAAGGCATGCAGCTTGGTAATTTAGCTATGGGAAGAAGTGCATTTGAGAACGTCATGACGCCACGACAACCACAATGGTGGGAACAACCACTTCAAGCAGCTACGGGTAAGGTTATGGAGTACGGCATGGATAAATTACTTCCCAAAGTATAGGAGATACAATGCAATTTTTTAAAGATACGCCTTCTTTTGGTGCTGGAATGGGCTCTAGTATTGCTGATGCCATTAACAGATTCGGTGAATACAAGATTAACCAGATGCATGAAAGAAGTGCTTTTAAAGAACAACAACAACGCATGAACGAAGAAAGAAGCAGGTTGAGCAAGGTATTTGAGGGAACTAATTTTACACCACAACAATCAGCTGCAATCGCAGAAACTCCAGCACAACATAGAAATCCCATGATGGCTGCATTTGCTAATGCAAACCTACAAAAAGCACAGCAAAGCCAACAACCAGGAATGACTGGCTCTCAACCCCAGCAGATGATGCCTCAGCAAATTAATCCTGTGCAACAACCAATG